CCGCCTGATGATGCCGCTGCTCTCGTTGCTGCCTGCTGCCATGCGGGGTTAAGAAATGTGTTACCGGAGCCATCAGCGACAAACTTAGCGATGTTCGAAGGGACACCGCCCATACCGAGGAAATTAGTTCCCGGATCGATGCCATTAATTCCCGGTATATACGGAGTAAGACCACCCGTATTAATATTCGGTGGTAGTTGTATAACATTTGCCCCCACTGGAGCCGCACCAGTAAACCCGCTCGTAACTGCTAGATTAGGAGTAGAACCGGCTGTAAGACCGCCGCCTGTACCCGAAGTGCTTAGGCCGGGGATATCAAATGTACCGGTAGGTCGCGGAACCCACTGCCCCATTTCTGGAGAGTATACCATACCGCCGGTTGTAGCTGAAGCATTCACAGCACCAGTCGCAGCCAAGTCAGCACCAGTTGTGCTAAGGTATGGATTAGTTGGTGGTAGTGGGGAACCGGCGGCAATGTAATTTTGAACTGCAGATGTACCCAGCGACGCATCAGGGATTGGAGCATTACCAAAGCCGAATGGGTTACCTGCAAAATACGAACTTGCACCTGCACCGATTCCACCCGTCAATGCACCAATAAGCGGGTTACCGCCTGTAAGAGCAGAAACACCTCCGCCTAGAACAGCACCTGTAAGAGCAGAACCTAAGACACTGGCTCCACCAAAGACCGCAGTTGCAATCATAGGGGCAAAAAACGGAACCGCAATCGATGCGACAATACCGAGGATAGACCCAATGCCACCTTTCTTGTGCTCAGTCTGGAGAACTGGGGTCCACATGGTAGACTCCATCAAGGGGGAGCCGACATACTCGATATTAAAGAACGATGGCTGGGTAGTCATATCTAAATCTCCGTTAGTTCAAATCTCATATGAGAGTATATCTGCTTGAATCCAAAGCGCTCCAGTAATCTTTGCATACCGGGACTTACCCAGCCTTCTATAGTGCGTACACCATTCATATAAGCCCAACCGCAAAACTGTTTCCAGAATTTCTTATGTGCCACCCCGAGATTATTACCGCCTAATGCAATAATATTCAATGCAGGAAATTTTGGGTACATCACAAGTTCTGCCGCCAAAGCTAGAGATACACTACGGTCTGGATTTGTACCGGTCTTATCGTTTGTTAAGACAAAGATATGAGCTTTACCCGCAAATGCGAGAGCCTTTAAATCCGCGATATCAAACTCTCCGTGCATGGCTTCTCTGGTACTCCGTTCCAGCAGTGGTTCTATTAGATGCCAGTACAATTCTAGGTGCGCTGGAATAGTCAACATTAACGGTTCGTATTCTCCTAGCGGTAATACTTGCATTAGGCGGTCTTGCTCGACATGTTGTACTGATCCAGCATCTTCTGAAAGAACTCTGTCCCCTTAGCGTCTACAACATGTTTAGGGATGACGAACTCTCCGCCGGATACGCGAATGGGGATATCATCTGCACGACCCGTACGATCACCGGATGGGCTTCCTGTAGCAATGCCCCCGCCTGCGGCGTACATATTTGGACGAACGCGCCCACCATTTGCCATCTGAGCGACTGGTCCGCTAGCCTGACCACCCATCTGTTGCTGGACCGCTGCACCTGCAAGTAGAAGCGCCATAACGATTCCTTGATCGTACTGCTGCGGTAACTCATCCTCGTCAGCAAGACCGCGTTGAATAGCCAGTGCTCTCAATCGTGGATACAACTCAGGGTTCTGCGCTGCTGCCTTAGCTAACTGAACAGCGGTGTTAAGTTGCTCAAGTGTAAGCTGCCCAGACTGAACAGCCTGCATAAGCGTCTGCTGAATCTTCTGAACAACCTCAGGATTCTGGGACATAAGCCGCTGAACTTCGCCTTCCATATCAGCAGAACTAATTGGGGTAGCAGGAGCCGATGGCATCTGCGGCATTGGCTGTGGAGTAGGAGGAACCATACCGGCAGGGGGAGCCATACTACCGGCAGGGGGAGCCATACTACCGGCAGGGGGGACCATGCCGCCATCCGCATAGGTAGGCTGCATACGGAAATCCAAGACGGGATAATTAGGATTACTAGCGATAGTACCGGTCGGTTGTGTCTGCAAAGCCTGCATATTAATTGACGTTGGTGCGCCAGCGCTAGGCTGCTGAACAGTAGGGGCAGCCATCGGAGCCATCGGAGCAGCGGTTCCTGCAGGAGCAAACATACTGGCAAGTGCAGGAGGCAAGGCGGTGTTAGCTGTAGACGGTGCAGAAGACGAAAACCCCTGCGATCTCATACCACTATAGAAATTCATGTCTATCTCCTACCTTTGTAATTGCCCGATTAAAGCGTTCAGTACCGCCTTGACATATGCTACGTCACCAATAAGCGTATTCACGTCAGTTAGCAACTTCCCATAATCTTCCAGAGACGGGACATCACTTCCCGATATTGTAAAGCCTGCGCCTGTGGCGCTTATCTGTTGGATAGCCAGTTCACCTACTGGCTGCACACCAATCTGCCCAGTGATAACTGCTTCAAACCCAGTGACCCCGCGTTGCCCAGTGAGTAATTCAACATTCTGCTTCACCCCATTGAGAAACTGAAACTGCCACTCTGGCACACCGACCTGCGGTACTGGCGGTAACGCTGAAAAAGTCATGTTGTCCTCAAGCCAAACGGTGTTTCACCAACGTGAATTGCCCTGATACGCGCAGAACCAGTCACAGCGAACTCAAATGTATCTGCCCGATATCCCGGTGGTAGGCGGAAAATATTAGAATCGGCCACAGTGACGTTACAAACAAGCTGCTTATTCGCCCACAACCTGAAGGATACAGGGTACGATCCGGTTACTTCTTTAAGAGCCGTTGTTAGTGTCGGTGTGTTAGCTGTTATATTTTGAGCGTAGGCCGCAGTAATATCTGATGTAAAGAATGGATCACCGTTTACCTGCATGGTATTGAGCGCACCTGAAGTTGTTAGGGTGGCACTTGTTGGGCCATTGAGTGTTCCGAGTTCTGTGACTAACGCAAACAGAGCCGTATTGATGGCTGGAACCAAGAGATTATTAGCGACAATAATCTCAGTATCCTCAGTTGGCGTCGAGTAGTCGCCAACAACACGCGCAGCACCGAGGTTTATGTAGTCCTTGGTGACGATTACCTTAGACTTCCACTCAAGTTGTTGGAGTTCTGTGCCTAGTTTGTCCCACTCAGATAGCGTACCCGACTGATCAGAGATGTAGTAGAAATTATTATACTTACTATCGTAGTACGCAGCCGAGAAATCTATCGGAGTATCGATAAAGAACCCGCCGACCTTATCCTCGCGCTCAAAGATAAACGACCCAGCAGAATGAGACGCGAAGTACTTACCCGCGTAGAACGCCGCAGTTATGGTGGTAGAGTCCAGCTCAGTACCCCATGCGTCCCAATCATAAATAAGTTTGGTGACAATATCGATACCGGCAGACGGATTGTAGATACCCAAACCACCGAAGGTGGGGAACACCACGCCATACCCTACGTTCACAACTCCACGCTTCGATGTGCATGGGAACGGAGCATCAATACGCGCAGACGCCATGTTAGCTGGTGTGCTACCACTGACAAGATGTGGGTAGCTGTTAGTCAGGACAATGATAGACCCGGCTATAGGGGATATAGCAACAATAGGCGAGTCAAAGATAAGGCGGTATTTTATAGGCCAGGCCCAAGGTTTTCCGGGTTCTGAGAAGCACAACTCGTTACCGACAAACCCCACTAGGATGTTATTCTGGGCAGTAATAAGCCCCTTCATATCTGCGTCTGGGGCGTCGTAGTACAAAGATGAAAGCAGGGTTGTCAGACCATTCACATCGTAGTCATCTGTAAAAGTAGAACTTTCATAATACCTAGAGTCGGTGGTTTCCGGTTCTGAGATATCCCAGTAAAGAGTACCTGCGGTACAGGCTGTGGTAGCCTTATTTGAACCGGCAGCAAGATAAGTAAACGAGTACTCATCGACTACGGACTGTACGGTTACATCAGTCACATCAAAAGTTGCGTCAGCACCTGTACTAAAAGTAGTCCCAGATATCTTGATCTTATCGCCAACAAGAAGGTTATGATGTTCAGACACCTTCATTGTTACAGTGTTAGATGTGCGTGATGCCTGCACTAAACTGATTGGGAACCAGACGGTACGAACACGGAAGTAGTCTGAGCCTGAGCTAGAGGTGATAGTACGATACAACCTAAACCCGGTTATGAAATTGTCACCGGCAGGGGGTGCTGTCGGTAGATTGGAAACAGTTATAGTCTGCCCTTCTTTTACATACAGCGTCTCGGACAGGTCGCTAGGTATAGACTCTTCGCCCCAAGGTGTAACCCACGTATAAATATAATTACGTGTGTTTGTATTACCCGCAAGATTTGCCGTTCCGTTTGCCTCACTGGTTGTACCTACTGCTGCGCCAACACTATAATATGTAAAAGTAGTATTATCTATAACAGTGACTTGGGCATTTGTTATATTGAACAACTTACCAACGGCGGAGGTAAATCCTGCTATGGTAACTCTCTGGCCAGTATTTAGACTATGATTACTAGAAGTGATGATTGTGGCAGTGTTACCGGAATCTCTAGCATACGATGTAATAGTCTTCGATGTATAAGACGTAGCCGATGTCACCGGTATAGTAGTGGGAAGCGGGAGTCCAAGATCATAGTACGCTGCTGGATACACCCCGCTGCCATCGACAGCTAGTGCGTAGTTTGTTACCTTCGGAACCCCGTCACCAGTATAATAGATTCGTTGTTCTTCGTCGTTTAGGGTGGTTGTAACAGCGACATCAACATCAGTAAGCCACGACAGCCAGCGATTAATCGTAGGGTCACTCGTATCCCGCATAGGGTAAATAGTCTTAATATCTCCGTTCCTGTTAACATTGCCTACGATTGTCGGTATGCGATAAGGAATTAAGTCGCCGGAAGATACTTTAGCATTGGACGCAATCTGGGCAGCAGCATCTGGTAGCAACTCAGGACTAATCCTAGGTGCTTTCCCTAAAAACTTACTGACTTTGAATGCTGTCACTTTACTACCCCGTAAACTTAGTGTAGGCGGCTGCTAGCTTAACATCATATTGGTTCTTTGCATAGCCGGGACCATTGTAACCTTTAGCAAATCCTGCCCAATCTAACGCCTGTAGATTGTCGATAAGCCCTGCAGATTTGATGAACCCCGTCATATGCCGCAACTGGCTTACCTCAGCATCCATAGCTTGCTTAACCATTTGATCAACGGAAGCGCATCCTACCATCTTGAAGTTAGAGCCCATTACCTGACCTAACCCCCAAGATGTTGACAGGAGTGATGCGTCCGCGTCGATATCATACGCCGCAGCAATCTCCGCGTACACGGCATCTGACCCTTTCGGATACGGCTTCTCACCCCACTTCGGATATGCGAGCCCCATAGCCACAGCCTGATCCAACTCAACAGGTTTTGTCTTGAGATGCTTGAAAAAGTGGTGGCGTTCAAACAAGGCTTTAGGGCGACCAGCTTTATCAAACCCAGAACCGGCAGACTCCACAGCGAGGACAGCACGAAGAGCGGCCTCTTCAACACCGATCTCTGCTGCTACGGTAGCGACATCTTCTGGCTGCATAGGTAGTGCAGCACCCTTAAAATCATCCATCGTTATTCCTTTGGTGTCGAGTTATAGATCATCTGGTCTTTCTTCTGAGAACCGGACGACGAGCCGAAGTAGAAAGCAATGATACCACCCCAAGCGGTTTGCAGCGCACCGAGCAACAAGAGCAATGCCTCATTCCCTGTCGTTGGCAACCCGTAGATCAGTATGTAAATCATTATAGAGAAAAACCCAACTGTAACTCCGATAGCCAAAGCCCGTGGAATCCAGTCTTTTGTTTCTTTCTGCATATCTCTTGCAGACTTACGGTCGTCTACTGCAATGCGCTCAAGATCAATGTCGAGGCTTTTCATTTGGACTTTGAAGTCGGCATCAATTTTCTTGACTACCGAGAGTTGCTCAGGGGAAGCCGAAGATAGGGCCACAGAGAGTTCTTCCACAGACCCGTTTTCATTACCAAGCAAAGCTTGAGACAGGGCTTTCACACCCATACCAGCTAGGGGACCGCCAAGTGCAGTAGCAATACTAGGCGCAATAGAGCCGAGTAGCGGCCCGAATGTTTTAAGTAGGTCCATCTTTACCTCCGGTTGACTTAGAACCAAGCATGATCCCAGATAGAGTGCCTGTCAGGAACGTAGCGATTGGCGCGATTAATTTGAAAAATTCTTGGTCATTTGGTGCTTGCCCGTCAATAGGTTGTACAACAAATATCAGGCTGTACAGAACAGCGAACACAGTTCCAGTCAGGGTCAAGCACAGGGACACCCCGATGATAAACTGAAGCAAGGCGTGGAGTTCGTCTTCCTTGATCCTCATCTTGCTACGGCTCCGCACGGGTTTCTTTTTAGGGTGTCCGCGGAACAGGTTCCAGAAGCGGTGCAAATAGGAGGATTGCATTCGGGCGATTCCCAGTTAGCGGGGTCTTGACACGGGTATCTATACCGATCCTCGCACCCTGCCAAAGCAATTAGCGTGATGATAAGAAAGTATTTCATTTTTGAGTAAACAAAACCATTCCGATGCCAACGCATACGGAAAACAAAACAACAGCACCGACAAGCCAAAGCCCCATAATCAGGTCTTTGCGGTTTTCTTCGGCTTCACGCTGCGCGGCTGCGGCTTCGCGGGCTGCCTGCTTACGCATCTCAGTTACCTCTTTTTGAATAGACGCCCACGCACCAATGCCATACGCACCTACAAACAAGTTGCGGGTATCTAACTGTAATTTCTGAGCTTTTTGCTTTAAGGTATAGAGTTTAATTGCCTCGGCTTCGAACTCAGCTTGACTCTGGAAAAGCCGTTTATTTCTTTTGCCGCTGGTGAGCTGAGTAATCTGGGCAATGCGCCCAAACAAACTGCCAACTTTTTCGGCAACGTCCAGCATCTCATGGCCTGAATCGACCGCACCTTTAATACTGTTATATAGTGCAGTCGCTCCCGCGATGAGAGTAAATGGGTCCATATCACATCTTCTTCTTCATTTTAGCCATAGTCTAAGCTCCTTTTAAAAGAATAGTAGCGAGTATACCAGCCATGCCTAGGATCAATGCTGCAGCTGCGTTAAGCATGATCTTCTCTAACCTATCTACACGCGTTATAAACGTATTGTAGCGTTCTGCACAGACGGCTTCGTGTGTAAGGAGCTGCTTTTCAATTTCTGCGGAAGTAGCCATCATCATCTCCTTATACATAGACTGTAACAATTACACGACCAGCACCGCCATCCCCGCCATTGCCGAACTCTGAACCTCCCCCGCCTCCGGCTGGAGTTGACCCGTTGGAAGCAGTAGCCGAGCCTGTAGCACCGCTACCGCCATTCCCGCCGTATAGGCTAGTACCGCCGACCGCTCCATTGTTGGCTTGTGTACCGTTATACCCCCCGCCGCCGCCGCCGCCGCCAAAAACAGCAAAGCCACCTGTACTCTCAGTACCAGATACATCACCAGTATTTCCGCCTCCTCCGCCCCCACCTCCAAACGCGCTACGGGCATCATTGCCGAAGCCCCAAGGGATATTACCGACTACGGCTGCGGATGTTGCCGGGAAATCGGTATATGCCGTGATAAGAACACCGCGTTGAGTAGAAGTAGCTAAACTAGACCCCGACTCTATGACTGCGCCATGACCACCCCCAATAGCTCCGCCTGAACCGGGAGAAGTTGAAATACCGCTAACTCCGGCAGACATCTCTCCGCCCCCACCCCCGCCTCCAGACCCCGCAGTGCTATTGCCTGCGCCTCCGCCACCTTTATAGGCAGTTACATACCCCCCAAAAGTTGTATCTTCTCCGGCAATGCCGTTTGTGTTAGCTACTGTTGAACCCGCTCCGCCTCCCCCTACAACGACAGATACAGTTGACGTGACATCAGCCAAACTCATCCAGCGTTCAAGATACCCGCCGCCACCTCCTCCGCACCCCCCGGACCCTGAGGCTGCTCTACCTCCGCCTCCGCCGCCGCCCCAGCATTGGATACGTACAAGAGACCCAGCACTCGTAGGCTTAGTCCAAGTTTGAGTAGCGAGTGAGGTTGTGAACGCAAAAGTATTTGTCTGGACGATACCGTTTGTCTCAGTGAGTGCTGTGATTCTACCTTTAGAGTTTACACTAGCTGTGAGGAACTTACCTAAACCGCCGACTGGGCCGACTGCACTAACGATATTATCCAACTTGCCGTTTGTTACAGACAGGTCTGTGTAGTCCGCAGCGATGAGGAGCCGATTCGGTAGTTCATTAAATAGCGCAGCCACTGGGCGAAGTTCTACTCTGTCACCCGCAGTAAATGTAGTTACTGTTGTACCGTCCTGTGCGCGAACGATTGTGAATATGTCAGTCGATCTATCAGTAACTTTTACAATCTCAGTGACGCCGCTAGACTTAATGAGAGTAACATAAAAGTAGTTACCAGAAGCAACAGACGCGGATGGAAACCTAGCCCCGTGACCAGAAGACACTGTCATAGTTGTAGCTACAGTGGTTAATGAGCTAAAGAGCGTACTAAAAGCATTATTGGCTACTTGAACGCCCATTATGTCACTCCGGCTTTGGGTACTTGGCTTTTACGGTAACGCAGTCAGAAATGTACTGATTCATCTGACCCTGATCATTCTTAACAACAGCATCAAGATAGTCAAATATCGGAGGGTACTCAGCAGCACGTTTACGTGCGTACTCGTTTCGATCCCATGCAGCCTGAAGCCGCTCGACTTCTGCTAGGAGTGCTGCTTCTTCAGGCTTGTCAATCTGAATATCAAGCCAGACAAGACCGGAGTAGTCAAACCCATGTAACCGCCAAGTTGCGTTGGGACAAAGAGACTGGATTGCGTGAGTAATATCATACCTCATCCGGCAATCTCCTGAATGATTAGATAACTTGTGGCAAGTTCTTGATTTACCCCAGCGGCTGAGGTTGTACGGTTTTGATAAAAAGTTATAGACGCCGTGCCGGATGATCTAAAGAAAAATGTGTAGGCGATTGCAGACGTTGTAGCAGGAGAGTCAACATATGCCATATACCTATGTTGCATTGTAGATGAAGCATTGACGTCGTAAAAATCTGGCATCCAACCGGACCAGTAATCACTACTTGTAGAATTAGTACCTACTTTAGTTCCGTTTCGTTTTATATGGAAGGTATAATTCTCACTACTATGTTCCCCGGACAACCCCCATCCTACGAGTACTTTACTAGTAGAGAATTTTGGGGTGAAGCTGCTAGCAAAACTTGTAAGCTCAGATTCCCCCCCAGACCCTGTGGCTGAATAAGTTGTAACGGAATCAACAAACAGTGCCTGAGTCTGAATGACCATACCCGGTGCTACGATTGAGCCTACTGTTGCGCCTGTTACAGAACCTAATCCGGTAGTGGTGATCTTATGCCCAGTTGGAACATTGATAACATTGGATGGTCCACGTAGTTCAGGAACAATGAGAGTACCTGACATTGTGTCGCCAGTTTTTTTGACGACTTCCTGAACCTGCGGAGCTTGAGTAGTTGTTGCTCCAGATGGGACAGCAAGTGCGCCGGTAAGAGTGCCTCCGCCTAAAGATAACTTATCATCAAACAATGCTGCAGTTGGGCGGAGCTCAATACGATCACCGGCAGTATAGGCACGGGCTGTAGTCCCATCTTGACCGCGAGTGACTGTAAAAGCATCTGTAGCCCTAGCCGTTACCTTAACAACTTCATACTGATTGGAGCTATTGATAAGGGTAACATAGAAAAAATTGCCACTAGAAATAGTAGGGAACCGTGCGCCATGCCCGCTAGACACAGTAAGGCTACTATCTACCGAAGTGATACTTGAGAGTAGCGTACT